CTGGCGGGTTCCACACTGGCGGGTTCCACACTGGCGGGTTCCACACTGGCGGGTTCCACACTGGCGGGTTCCACACTGGCGGGCGCGTGATCGCGGTCCTCGTCCTGGACGTTCGGCGCCAGCCCGGAACGTGGGCGATTCTGGCGACGCTCACCGTTTCGGCTGCGTTCCTGTTCTCGGTCTGGTGACGCTCGCCACTTTCTACCGATGAATGAAACGGCTTGATCCTCTCGGGCCTTACTCCTTCGGCCTGCCCCGCCCTACCGCCTACGCCGGGCCTTCCACCGCGGCGCGATCACTTGCTGGGTGACAACGTAGGACAGCACGCCCGCGATCAGGGTGCCGGCAACCTGCGGCCACGGGATCGAAGCGGCGAAGTTCTTGGCCCTGCTTGCCGGCACGCTCGCCCCAACCCGTACCGGGCTGGCTTTGCCTTCGGCGGCGGCCTCGACGCTGGGCGCGAACGATCCGAACACCGGGGACGTAGCGGGGCCTCCGAGCGCCGTACTCGATCCGGCAAACGCCTTCGGCATCCCGATCCCCAACGTCGCCCCGGGCCTGCCCCGGGTTCCGACCCCGGACGCACCCGCGTACCGTCGCCAGTTGCCTTTCCCGTTCGCGCCGGTGAGCGGCACGGCTACGCGCTCGCCCGCATCGCCCCGGCCGTTGGTGGGCACCCCGAACGCATCGCCCATTTCCGGCAGGACCAGGCGCCCGGTGCGATCCCGGGCGGCGCTGACGCAATCCCAACCTAGGGGTACGGGTAATGTGGGCTCCGCGTACACCCATTCCGCCGGGCGGAACGGGGGCCAGCCGACACGCAGGTAAATGTGCGTCCATGTCACGCCGGTTGGGCACGGGCCTTCGCCTTCGGTCCATCGTACCTTGTTGCCGTTCTTGTCCAGGCCGCTGATCGTGAACGCCCAGGGCAAATGAATCGAGTTTCCGAGCGACGCGAGCAGAATTCCAAGGTCATCGCAGTCCCCGACGCCGATGTTCAGGGTGTGCTGCGGGGAACAGATCCGCTCCCCCACTTCGTTCGCATACAGGATCTTGGTCTGTACCCACTTCAACAGGGCGGCCCATTGCTCGCGGTACGCGCGGGCGACTACCCCGGCGTCCCGGATGATCTGCGCGGCGAGCGCGGCGAGCGCCGGATCTTTGCTCCAGTCCTCCGTCAGCGCGTGCAGGTAGCCGATCCGGCGTTCCATCGGCCAGCGTTCCCAATCGGTGATCCGGAACACGCGGCCGGCGAGCGCCGTGCGTGCCGACTCACCGATCGGCGTCAGGTGCGCCCGTAGCTTCGGGTCCAGCGAGAGCGGGGCGTAGCTGGCAACGGGGCGGGGCGGGGGGACAGGGACGGCGCGGCGCGGATCGGGCATCGGGTGATCGGGAGTGAGGGAGCGTACCCCGATCTGGCGCGAAGTGCCCGGCGCGTAGGGTAGGCGCAAACTCGCTGCAAACTACTACCCGGTCGGCCCGTTCTGCCGCCGCTTCGTCCTCCGCGCCGCACGATTCACGGGCGCGTCTGCCGGCCCCGAATCGGCGGCTACCGCCTCGTACTCGCTCCAACCCACCCGGAACGCCCACCGCGCGTGGTTGATCGCCAGCATGAGCGTCGTCGGCGAGCACGTCGTGTCCGCATCGAAGATCGCTTGCGCCAACGCATCCCCGTCCGCGTTCGTTTCGTCGGGGGTGTCGCCGTAGACGGGCGCGGCGTCTCGCCCCTCGCGGGCACGGTAGGCCGTCAACCAGTCGAAGCCAGCGCGGACGTGGGGGCGTAGGGTTTTCAGGGTGGGGAGGGAGGTCACTTTGCCCCCAACCCGGCCGCCCCTGGATCGAACAACGTCCGCTGTTGCGGCCGATCAATCTCCGCGAGGTTGCGGATCGCTGTGTCAAAATACGATTCTTTAAGTTCGACCCCGACGTACTTGCGGCCGTAGGTGAGCGCGCCAACGCCTTCCGATCCGATCCCGCCGAATGGGGAGAGGATCACGTCGTTGGGGTTCGTGTAGAGTTTCGTGAACCGTTCGATCACGTCGAGTTGGAGAGGGCACATGTGCTTCTCGTCGGCATCATCCCGGGCCTGCCGGACGTTCAGGACGTTCGTGGTGTCAACCGACATCCAAACCGGCGACGCCCACTCCTGCCACTGGTTCAGTGTGAAATCTTCCGCTTCATGGGAAACCGGAACGCACGCGGCGTGCTCGGCTTCCGTCCGCGGCCACTTCCGAAAGACGGTCAGATACTCCGCGCATCCCGCCCGGCTGATCGTGCTGTCGGCGCGAAGTTGCTTGTAGAGCAGGCCGTGGGCCTTCGTCCGCTGCATTTCGACCACTGGCGATTTCCAGATCGTGACCTTCGAGTGCAGGTCGAACCGCTCGGCCGTGTGTGCCCGGATGATGTCGCCGGGGAAGTCCCGCAACCCTGCCGACCCCCGCGACGACTTGTAGTAGACGAGATCCTTCGAGTGAACGGCACAAAGCCGGCCCGGCCGTAGGACGCGGTAGAGTTCGCGGACCAGGACCGCGTACTGTTCGATAAACTCGGCGTCCGTGTCGCAGTTTCCCATATCCCTGATTGAACCTGAGTAAGTGTAGACGGACGAAAAAGGCGGCGAGTAGAGGATGCCGTCAACGCTGTTGTCCGGCAGTTGCCGCACCACTTCAACGCAGTCACCGTGGTAGAACGAGGCACGGTCGCCGTGCCATTCGTTCAGGCAGAGGATCGGGCCGGGCGGCGCTTCACTGGCCGGTTGCGGGTTCTTCGCCTGCCATTCGCGCATTGCCTCGTCCTGTAGCGCCCGCGCCCGCGCGTTCCCCGGCGCCGCAACGGCGTTGACGATCGCGGCGTCGGGGTTCTTCTCGGCCCAGGTCCGAGTGTCGGGTTCGGCGGCGGCGGACTTGCGCTTGGCGGGTGCTTTCTTCTTCGGGGCGGTAGGGTTGGCGGTGGTCATTCGGACTCCAGTTCGACGGTGAAGGGTTCGGCGGGTGAAGCAGGGCGGCGGGATCGGTGCGTGTCCAACGTGTCCACCACGTCCGGTTCCCCGTGCGAGGATGTCAACCACGCCGGCAACCGGCCCCGGTGCGCTGGTTCGTACTCGCTCATGGCCGAGTGCCGGCCTTGCGCCCGGCGCGTAGCTGCGAGCATGGCGGCGTTCATGGTCTGGTGGTTCTCGGCCTTGCCGGCAACCACGTTCCAAAGGTGTTGCTCGGTGTACGCGAGAATGACGTGGGCCTCTACCGGCCTGGTTTGCCCGAATCGCCAGTTGCGGCGCAACGCCTGGTAGAACGCCTCGAAGGAGTAGGAACCGCCCGCGAAGATCGTCCGGGCGCAACCCTGTAGGTTGAGGCCGTAGCCCGCGATCTTGGCCTTCGTGACCAGGATTCCCCCGTTGTCCGCGAAGTTGAGCAATCGCTTCGCCTTCACGTCCTGCGACATCGGCCCCGACACTTCAACCGCCGACTTCGGAAGTACCCGCATGAGCGCATCGGCCTCGTAGTCAGTGTCGCACCAAATCAACCAGGGTTCGGCCGGTTCGGCCGCGACCAGTTCAGCGGCGCGAGCGGCGCGGGCCTCGACGGTGCGGCGCTTCTCCTTGTGAACGCCGGTCGCGGACATATCCGGCTGGCGAAACAACCCGCCCTTGTCGTCTCGGATGTCCACCGAAACCAGTTGCCGGTGCATGTTGAGCGGCGGAAGGTGGTAGGGCGTGTCGTCGTAGGACGGATCGATGTCGCTGGGCATCGTCGCGCAAATCGCCCACGACGCTACCCAATCCCAAAACGCCGTCTCCGCGTGCCCCTTCAACCGGTACTTGCCCATCGCGGACGTGTCGTTGATGAACCAACGGGCGATCATCTGGTGACTGGACAGGATGCCAAGGAATTCGGAATGGTTGCCGAGTTCCAGGTGATCGTTGGGCGACGGGGTTGCGGTCGCGCAAAGCCGGTACGGCGTGTCCTTGAACCGCTCGCAAAGGCGTTGCTTGATTGCGCCGGTGTAAGCCTTCAAAATTGAGCTTTCGTCGGTTACCACGCCGTCCAGGGCCGTGTTGTCGAAGTGATCCAACGAGTCGTAATTGGTGACCACGATCCGGGCGTCCACGTCCGCCGTGCGGCTGAATCGAACGCCGGGCATCCCGATTGCGGCGGCCTCGCGTTCCGTTTGCGGACCTACGGCGAGCGGAGCGAGGATCAGTACGCGCCCGCCCGTGTGGCGTTGCACCCGGTCTGCCCACGCGAGTTGAACGCGCGTCTTTCCGAGTCCAGTAGACAGGAACAGGGCGCGGCGCCCGCCGTGCAACGCCCATTCGCAGGACCGTCGCTGGAAGGGGAATAGCCAGGGTTCAGCGACTTCGGCCCGAAAGCCGGCAGGTTGCGCGTAGCGCGCTTTGCGTTCGAGGATGGCGGTGTAGGGGTCGGTGGTCATGCCCACCCGTCTACCACGGCGCGCGGGCGGTGTCTACATGGCGCGGACATTTCGCGTGAAAGTGCTAACGGACCATGCGAATAACTGGCGTTCTACCGTGGCCTAATCGCGTCGCTATAATGTAGATTACAGCGACGCAGCATTATACGCGACGATGTATTAATCAGGTTCATCCAAGCGATTCACCACCTTCTGCAACCCGCGAGCGGTCGTGTGTGCGTACTTCGCTGTTGTCTCGATGCTGGCATGACCAAGCAGCGTTTGTAGTTCCACAAGGTTCGCGCCCTTGTCCAGCGACCGGGTTGCGAACGTGTGGCGTAGAACGTGCGGCGTCCAGGTGTCGGAGTCACGGACCTTCCGAAGCAGTTTCCGCACGGTGTCCGCGCGCATCGGGCCGGTAGGGTCCGCGAGCGCGGGAAAGATCCAGGTCGTCGGTGACGTGTCGCGTATGTGAGCGTCCAGCATGGCGCGGGCGTTCGTAGTCAGCGGAACGAACCGCTCGGCGCCCCGTTTGCCAGTGAACAGGAGTCCGGCGATCCCGCCGCGGGTGACGTACTCTCCAGGTCGCAGTTTGCAGATTTCGTGAATCCGAAGCCCGACGAGGGGTAGCAGGTTGAGCAGGCACCGGACGGACGGGTGTTCGATGTCAGCGACGGCGACGGCGTAGGCTTTGAGTTCCGGCGCGGGAAGTGTGTCACGCAGGTTCGCGGCGCTCGTCCGGCGGTCCTTGATTCGCAGGCCAAGCGGATCAAGGCCGCGGAAGCGTAGCCAGTGCTTGAATGCGGAACGCCACGGGGCGGTACTTCCAGCGCGGCCCGACTTCATGCGCTCCGTCAGATAGGCGGTGATCGCCTGCGGATCGTCGGCGGGCCGGTCGCCAGCGAGGTAGACGCGGAGCGTACTGACGTAGTTTCGGATTGAAAGCGCGCTTAGCGGGGGTTCTGGCGCGGTTTCGAGGTAGGCGGTGAACGCGGGTAGAAGGTCCATCCGTCGCGTGTAACCCTACTTCGCCGCCTGACAAACCCAGGACGGGTCACACGCCTTGTTCTCGACGGGCGGGCGCAACGTCGCAAGCTCGCGTGCGGCTTCGCCTTCGGGGTATCCGCCGATCCTGTTGTCGCCGCGCCATGCCTCGCACGCTGCCGCCTGGCGGGATCGACGTAGGGCCTTGCCGCGGCCTCGGAAGGTCAACGCATCAACCTCGACCGCTGCGGCGAGTACGCCCACGCGATCAGCGCGAGGTGGCGCCGCGTCGGCTCCCCGTCCCGAAACAGCGGCTCATGGCGCTTCGCCACCTGTGCCATGTGGCGAGCGACGAACCCCTCGCGCCGCGTCCGCCAGTACGCCGAGAGGCGCTCGGGATCACCGCCGGCCCGGCGGTAGGCGGCCAGGAACCCGACGCGCGACCGGGCGACCACGGATACGCGCTGGTTGCGCATCGCGGGGAGGTAGGCGTCGATGAGGGAGAGGGGGAGGTAGGGTTTCACCGTGTCAAGCGAACCGGTCCAGGTGATCCAGGAAGTACGCCAACTGGTTGTCGCCCGAATGCTCGTCCATCAGTACGCCGTACATTTCGCCGGCCCAAAACTTGCGGTCGCCGCCCCGGGGCATCCCCGCGGCCTTCGCAAGCCGCTTCACTTCGGGCGTAGCAGGGCGAAGCCGGACGCTCCACGCCCACACGTCGTCGGCAGTGACCATTTGCGGGGTCGGCGCGGGGTTGCGGCGCGGGTTCTTCTTGGCGGCGGCCATCTTCACCAGTCGGATCAGCGCGGCGGCGCTGGCGCCGGAGAGTCCACCGGAACCGACAACGCGGGACGTTGCCGCCGGACCGAGTTTTTCAGCGGCGGCCTGCGCTTGGCGTGGGGTGGGGGCGGTCCATCGCTCTACCTGCTCCTTCGTGTGACCCGTGTACCGGGGGTTCGGGTTGCGCTTCGCCTTTGAGGGGTTCGCCCGCAGGCGCCGCCGCGCCTCTTTCGCCTGACGCACCGCCAGATCAGCCAGTTGCTCCGAGAAGTCAGGAACCTGGCACGTCGTGGCGCAGTGCTTCGCTTCGGCCTGGGTCGCGAACCGGCCGAGTTCCTGCCGCCAAAGGTGACCGATGGAACCCCCGGCGGGGACCGCGTACACCGCCCACGGTTTCGTGGGTGCCTTGTCTGCATGGTAGTGCGCGACCGACATGTAGCCGGACGGTGCACCCCGGGCGATCTTGTGGACATACAGGGTCACACCGTCGCGGGTGATCACGTTGGCAGGGTTGCGGCGACGGGTTGACGGACGGCGTTTCATGGGGCAAGCGTAGTCGGATCGGGGGCGGCGGGCAAGCGTGCCCGTCGAAGCTCGGCGGTAAGCCGTTCCACTTCGTCAACGAGTCGGCGGATCGCGTTCCCGGCGTTCGGGTCACGGTAGCCGCTTTCGTCGGCGATCCGGCGGTAGAGTTCAAGGTCGGCCGGGGTCATTCTGCGTCGCCTTCGGCACTGCGCGTCTCGCAGTACCCGTAGCGACTACACGCCCAATCCCGCGACGGTGGCCCGAACAGTTCAACCTGCTTCCCGCCTCGCTTCGTTCGCGACCACTCTACTGCTACGCCTACTGCTACGCCTACTGCTACGCAGTGGTGCACGTCGCTCGGGACTTCGCCCGTTGCCTGCCGCCGCGATCCTTCGTGCCCGTTTGCGAGGTCTTTCGCCATTTCGGGATGCTCTTTCAACAGCGTAGCGAGCGCAACACGGTCCCGAATCTGAAACCAACCGGGGGGGGCAAGCGCGCGGCGGTTCTCACGCTTCGCGCGCCGTGCCCGTGCCCGTGCCCGTTGACCTACCAGCGTTTCCAACCTTGCAATGACCTTTATCCTCTCCGGGTCAAGGTCCGCCATCAACCGAATATCCTCCTTCCGCTGGTAGATGCACGGCCAGCACCCGACGCGCGTAGCTCCGAGTCGGTACAGCGGGTTCATGGCGAGCCCGTGGCGCTTGTGGATCGCCACGACTTCCTCTACGGTCCAGTTCACGATCGGCCGCCACTGCTCGATGTGATCCATGCGGATCGTCCGCCCTGGCGCATCGGGATCAATCGGCACGCCCTTCTTCCGCGACATCCGAACGCCCGTGAAGTTCGTCAACTTGCAGGCGGTCAGTGCTTCCCATTCGGCGGCGTGGTTGCGGTTCTTCGACTCCCCGCGCCGGATGCCGACGACGTTCACGGTTTCTTCCGCGTTCTCCATCGCCAGCGCGAAGGTTTCGACCTTCAAGGCAGAGGTACACCAACGGGTGTCCTGACCGGGAAAGCAGCCTTTCCAGAGACAGAGACGGACCATCGGGGACGGGCGGGGTTTGTCCCTGCCCCCGTCCGCAAAGTGCGGGTCAAGCATCAACTCCAGTTCGGCAACGTCGGCTTCGTAGCCAGCGAGGATCGGGACGTTGGCGCGGGCGACGTGGATCGGGCCGAGTACGCGGGTGAGTTCTCCGGCGATGTAGTCGTAGGTCAGTGCCGATTCCCATCCGGTGTCGCTGTTCATGTGGACGGTCGGGATCTCCAGTTCTTTGAGCAGGAGCGCCGTGGCCGCGCTGTCCTTGCCGCCGGAAACGGAATCGACCACGTCCCGGTCGCCGATGTGGCGGCGCGCGTCCGCCGGGGACATCACGCGGAGGTCGAAGGGTTCGGCGCCTTCCTTTCGGCAGGCGGGGCAGTCGCAGGTCATTTCGTCCATATGTCACCTTTCGCCAGCGTGAGTCCGGCCGGGAATGCGGAGGTACTGTAGACCGTGTCCTGGTTGATCTTCTGAACGAACCCCGGCCACGTTCGCGGATCAAGGCGGTTCGTCCACTGTTCAGCGAACGGCGTTGGCGGTGCCGGGGCGTAGATTTCGGCGGCAAGTTTGCTGATCGCTGGGCCGGCGTAGGTAGTCCCCCATGCGGCAACTTCGGTTCCCCGCTCGTTGACGGTCACGGTGACGGGGCCGTGAACACGGGCACAAACGCCCGCGGTTCCACCCCCATCGCCCGCAACGCCTCCCGGTTCTTACGGCTCCGGTGCCCGCTTTCAGCGTCGGCGAGGTCGCGCCGGAGGGCGGGCTGAATGGCGAATAGGTCGCGTTCCCACCGGGCCGCCCGTTGCTCCGCCTTCCGAATATCGGCAGCGGTCCATGTGTTCCGAAGCACGGCGTTTCGTTGTGGCCGCGCGCCGCCGGGGTAGGTGCATCGTAGCCAACGGCCGAGGTAGGCGCGGCGGGAGTAGCGGATCACTTCCTCTTGGGGGTTCGCGTTCATTTCGTCCTCGCTATCACAACCGCGCTCACCGCCGGGTCGCCGCCGATGTAGCGATAAGCAAGGTCGATCTTGATGCGGTCGGCGGTGTTCGTGACGGTCGGGAAAGTGACGGGTTTCTTGCGGGCCATTGCAACTCCTGACCTTCGTATACTGCGGTCATGCTTCGGTGTCTACTCCGTGCGGACAAATGTTTCAACCGGGCGGTAGGATCGCGAAAGCCCGTCCAGCGTCCACGCGGCGCCGCCCCGGCACTGGCGAAGGGCGGTGCGCACGCTGTCTACCTGCATCGAATCCTCGCTGTTCGCCAGTGCGGGGAAAACCCACCGGCCCGGATCGGCAAACGCCCGGTGTTCGGCCATGTGCGCTTGCGCGGACTCGACGGCGGGGACAAACCCGGTGGGGAACGCAAACCCGGTCACGCCCTGCCGGCGGACGTACTGCGTCCACTGGAGCGCGCACAGGTCGTCTACGCGGGCGCCGGTGAGCGGGAGTAAGTGCAACACGCATCGCACGCTGGCTGGGAACACGTCGCGGACGGCCCGGTGAAAGGCGGTCAGTTCGGCCTCGTCCAGTGTTTCCCGGGGTGCCGCCGGTGCAAGGTCGCCCCCGATTGCGGCGGCGCTCGCCAGCGGGGCCGGGTCCAGGTTTCGGAACAGGCACCATGCGCGCAAGGCGGACACGCGCGGAGCTACCGATCCCCACGATTTGCCAGCGACCAGGGAGCGCAACCATTCGACCATGCGCGCGGGGTTGTCGGCGTCTCGCGGGTGCGCGGTCAGGTAGGCGTTGACCACGCCGCGGTAGAGGCGGACGGTGGACGGGGAGCGGGTTTCGGCGAGCGTGGCGACGAATGGGGCAATATCGGGCGGGCGGGTTGCCATACGCGCGATTGCTAACACCGTGCGGACATCGTGGTTAG